CGCCGGCGCCGGCAGTATCGGAGCCGGCGCAGCCGCCGGCTGACAAGCCGCCTCAGGCTTAGGACAAAGCGCCGTAGTATCCGGCGCGTCAGCTGCATGGCAGCAGCGTTTGGGGGCCGAAAGGCCCCCTTTTTTTGCCCGGCGTGCCGGGCCCCACCAGTTTGCTACTTGATGTAACTGGTGGGACTGACACCAAAGGGTTGTCAGTCTGCCCCGGAGGGGCTATGCTGGGGTTGTAGGGGATGCCAATTCCCCTGCGTTTTAGGAGGTTTTATGGAAGTGTTGATTAAGATGTTTCTGAAAGTTGTTCTAGTGCCCTGGGCTTTGGACCTGCTGGATAAAGTCACGGCCAAGCTTAATGGTAAACTCAAGTCTTTTATGGAGGATTGATTGTGCGTAAGCGTACTCGTATGTCTCGCGGCAAGAGCCGCAAATTGTTTCGCCGCACGGCGAACCGCACCCATCGTTACAACGTCAACGCGCGTCCCATGCGCGGCGGCATCCGCCTGTGAGATGCCGTGTTACTTCCCACTTCAGGCATGGCGCAGCCGGGATATAAACCCCGGTGGGCGCCGTTCTCTGGTGTTTTCTCGTGACCAAGGACTTGACGGGTCGGAGATTGAGATTGCGTGCGGTCAATGTGTTGGCTGTAGGCTCGAGCGTTCCCGTCAATGGGCCGTTCGGTGTGTGCATGAGGCACAGTTACACGAGGCGAACTGTTTTATCACCCTTACCTATTCCCCCGAACACCTCCCCTCGAATTTTTCTCTTGACAAGTCACATTTTCAGAAATTCATGAAGCGATTGCGTAAGCGTGTTGGTCGTGTTCGGTTTTTCCATTGCGGCGAGTATGGAGAAACGAATTTCCGTCCTCACTATCACGCCTGTTTGTTTGGCTATGATTTTCCCGACAAGCAATTGTGGACGGAGCGCGACGGCGTCAAGCTTTATGTGTCGCCCATGCTCAATGAAATTTGGGGCATGGGTCACTGCACTGTCGGTGATGTGACGTTTGAGAGTGCCGCGTATGTTGCGCGGTATATTGTCAAGAAGGTTACTGGTGAGCGAGCATCGGAGCATTACCAAGTTGTCGAGCAGGAGACCGGCGAGGTGCATACGGTAGAGCCTGAATATACGACGATGAGTCGGCGACCCGGCATTGGTGCCGGATGGTTTCGAAAGTTTGGCAGTGATGTGTACCCGTCTGACGAGGTGATTGTTCGCGGTCATCCTATGAGGCCGCCAAAGTATTATGACGGTCTTTATGAGTTGCAAAATCCGGAAGGTTTGGATGATGTTAAAGCGAAGCGGAAGGAGGCGATGCTCTATGTAGAGAAAGATAATTTGTATCGTTTGGATGTGCGCAAGAAAGTCAAGATGGCTCAACTCAAATTCTTAAAACGAGAGGTATAGATTATGAAGCTGCATATGTTTTCCGTTTATGACAAGAAGGCTGCCGCGTTTTTGCCCCCGTTTTTCTTGCCGACTACTGCTATGGCGCAGCGCGTGTTTAAGGATTGCGTACAGGATGCCGAACATCAGTTTGGCAAGCATCCCGAGGATTACTCGCTGTATTTTTGCGGCGCGTTTGATGATGTTGCTGGTTGCGTGGATGTGATGAAGGAGCCGGAAGTGGTTTTGACCGGTCTGTCTGTTGTTGCCCTGTCTCAGGGCCGTATCCCGGAGGGTGAATAAATGAAAAGCGTAATGAATCATACGTTCAGTCAGGTTCCCAGCGCGAATATTCCGCGCTCCACGTTCGACCGTACTCACGGTTACAAAACTACGTTTAACGCCGGTTTACTGGTACCGTTTTTGGTCGATGAGGCGTTGCCTGGAGATACGTTTAATGTCGACGTAACGGCGTTTGCACGTCTGGCGACTCCTGTAGCGCCGATTATGGATAACATGTTCATGGATACGCATTTTTTCGCCGTACCGCTGCGCCTTGTTTGGGATAACTGGCAGCGGTTTTGCGGAGAGCAGTCTACGCCCGGTGCGTCTACTGATTATGTGGTGCCGACCATGAACAGCGGTGCAACTGGTGGTTATGCTATCGGCAGTGTCATGGATTACATGGGCATTCCGACTGGTGTAAATAACATTGAGCACTCGTCGTTGTTTTTCCGTGCGTACAATCTGATTTGGAATGAATGGTTCCGCGACCAGAACATTCAGGAACCTATTACGGTTGATACTGATGACGGCCCGGACAATATTAACGAGTATCGTTTTTTGCAGCGTCGCGGTAAGCGCCACGACTATTTTACGTCATGCCTGCCTTGGCCGCAGAAAGGCGACGCGGTTGAGCTGCCGCTCGGTCAGCAGGCGTTTCTCAAGACCGATGGTCTGAAAGCGTCGGCTGATGAATTGGCTATTTATGATGGCGCCGGTGTTGCGGTCAATATGAACTTGAGTACCAACTCGGTGCTCGCCGTACAGAACGGCATTTTTAACGCGAGCAGCGAGCATCTTTATGCCGATTTGTCAACGGCTACCGCGGCGACAATTAACCAGTTGCGCGAGGCGTTCCAGATTCAGAAGCTGCTGGAGCGTGATGCGCGCGGTGGTACACGTTACGTGGAGATTGTCAAGGCGCATTTTGGTGTTGTTTCGCCTGATGCGCGCGTGCAGCGTCCTGAATATCTTGGCGGCGGTACTAGCCCGGTGAACATCACTCCCATTGCTCAGACGAGCTCAACCGATGCAACTACGCCGCAGGGTAATCTTGCGGCGATGGGAACTACGACGCTCAAGGGCCATGGTTTTACCAAGTCGTTCACTGAGCATTGCATCATTATTGGTTTGGTTTCCGTGCGTGCGGATTTGACCTATCAGCAAGGGCTTGACCGCATGTTCAGTCGTCAGACTCGCTATGATTTTTATTGGCCCGCGCTCGCTAACCTTGGTGAGCAGGCGGTATTGAATAAGGAAATTTACGCGCAGGGTACGTCAGCGGATGATGATGTGTTTGGTTATCAGGAACGGTATGCCGAGTACCGTTATAAGCCGAGCAAAATCACCGGTCAGTTTAGGAGCACCAGCGGTGCGCCGTTGGATTATTGGCATCTGTCTCAGGAATTTTCGGTGCTGCCCTCGTTGACGTCTGATTTTATGCTGTTCCGGGTGAGCCGCATTTTCTGTTCGACTCGTTTATCCGCATGAAGTGTGCGCGCCCGATGCCCATTTATTCGGTGCCTGGACTTATCGACCATTTCTAAGGAGGTGCGACATGGCTTGGGAATGGGCAGCTTGGGCTGTCCCTGCGTTAATGGATTTTATCGGTGGTGAGCGACGGAACGACGCTCAAACCGATTTGTCGCGGGAACAGATGGCTTTTCAGGAGCGCATGTCCTCCACTGCGCATCAGCGCGAGGTGGAGGATTTGCGCAAGGCTGGTCTGAATCCGATTTTGTCTGTCAATAAGGGAGCGTCCAGTCCCGGTGGTGCGATGCCGGTGCTGGAGAACACTCTGGGCAAGGCAACGTCTACTGCTCTGCAAGCGCGGCAGCTGGCGGCGAATATTGAGCAGGTTCAGGCTCAGACTCGCAATCTGGAAGTCGATAATGAGGCGAAGCGTGCCCAGGCGGAAATACTCCGCGCTGGTGTTCCGGCCGCTAAGGCAGCTGGTGAAATTGGCTCGGCAGCGTTGGAGCTGATTAACCAGGTGAAGCGGTTGGCTCCCGATACTGCAAATCCGCTCGGTTCCGCATTGGATGCGGCCCGTAGTTTTACTACGGATTCGATGGAAGATGTAGTTGATTTTGTCAAGCGCGGTTCTTCTTCTGCCAAGGATTCGGCAGATAAAGCGCGGAAGTGGTATCAGGAACTTAAAGACGATGCTGCGAAGCGTAAGCGGATGCAGATTCAAATCACAAAGTAAAGGAGGTGTCAAGATGTTTCGCGATAAATATGTTAAGCGGCCTGAGGCGGTGCGTGTAGCGTTTACCGAGCCGTCGCTGACAAAACAGTCGTTCCGCGACGAGAGCAACATCAATCGTATCGTCTCGCGGTATCGCAAGACCGGGCTGCTCGACCATGTGAATCGTCATCAAGGTTTCTACGGTGACGTGACGGGCGTTGACTATCAGAGTGCGTTGCATACGGTCATGCAGGCAGAAGAGAGTTTCGGCACTCTGCCGGCTGACCTTCGCAAACGCTTTGACAACGACCCTGGCGCGTTTTTGGCGTTTATGGCCGACCCGGCCAAGCGTGAAGAGCAATATGCCCTGGGCTTGCGTGA